AGCTGGCTCTGGATCGTGTCGGTGAAGTACGGGAAGGAGTCCAGGACCATCGTCCAGCGGCGCCGCGCCAGGCAGCGCCCGGTGATCAGTTCCGCCTGCTCCCTCGCCGCTGCGATGAGTACCGTGAGGAACGTGTCTTCATCCAGATAAGTCGCTGGCAACCGGATGAACGAGTGCACAACGTCGAGCGTGATCGGCTCGTTCGCCGGTGGTTCGATGGCTCGACAGTACCCCACTTAGCGCCTCGTCTTTCCCCGCCTGCCCGGTCGGCGCGGCTCGGGACGAGGCCGAACCGCCTTCTCCGCAGCGGGGTTCAACATGGTCGTTTCGGGCAGGCGCGGCCTCACGTTTTCGAGCCCGCAGCTCGGGCAGATGGCCGGCTTGCCAGGCTCGCGCCCGTACTCGCGGAAGCAGTAGTCGCAGGTGTCGTCAATCATGAGAAGTGAGGGGGGCGGCGGCGCTTGGCCCACGCCCCCGCGGATGGTCTAGTAGGCGTTCCTGCCATAGACGACCGGGTGCGTGCCGGCGTCGAGCAGATTGCCGTCATAACGGGCGTAGCCGATGAAAGCCACCTGGCCCAGTTCGGCAAAGCGCTCGTCGAGGCGCAGGATGCTCAAGCCCTTGACGCGACGGATCATGTACTTGTCGAGCGCGCCAAAGAGCATGGTTTTCTTGGTAACGACCGGCGAACTCGCCTGGGACGGGATCTGGTCCATGTCGTTGTTCACGAGATAGCCGTAGCCGTTGATGGTGTCGGGCGCGTTCGCCGACAGGCTGGGCAGCCACAAGGGGCGGCCGTACCTGTCCTTGAGAGTCTTGAGCGCCCGCAGTGTGGTGTCGTGCATCATGTACTTGGCGCCGCGGCGGTACAGGATGTCGACCGCGTGCTCCAGGTTGATGAGATCGTCGGAGCCGATCGACTCGCCCGCGGCCAGGCCGAGGCCGTCGTTGGTGTTGGAACCGGTGAAGGTGACGCCCAGCGTCGAGGCCGGGACGATGCCCGTGGGCAGGTTCCCGCCGCCGGCGCCCGTGGTGAAGTGGGTGTTCAGGATGCGTCCCATCCGGATCGCGAACTTATCGACCAGGAAGCTCTCGATGTCGAAAGCCGAATCCTGCAGCAGTTCAATCGATACTTTGACCATCCGCGTGCTGTACTTGAACGCGCCGAAGATGATCGCGCCCAGGCTTACGACGCTCGCCGTGTCCACGGTCTGCGACTCGCCGACGAGCTCGCCAGTCACGGTCGTGTCATTGTCGGTGGGGAAGGGCAACGGCTGGCCGGTTGCCGTCTCCAGAATGGTGGGATTGCCGATCCCGCCCAGGAGCATCGGGCCGTAGTACTTCAGGGCCGCTTCGATCTTGTTTACGAAGCCGACGGGCACGAAATAGCCGCCCCCCGTCCCCTGCAGCACGTTGCCGCCGCCGGTCGTCATGCCGTCGCGAAACTCGCGCAGGGTCTGACGCTCTTCGGCGGTCATGACCGGGATGTTGTCGGTGCGCTCGGTGGCGAAGCCCGCGCGCAGGTACGAGCGGAACGCCTTGGTGAGCTTCGCCTGGCGATCCTCGTCACTGATTCCCGGATGCTGGACGGCTGCGTTCGGCGGCGCCAGGCTGCGGCCTTCCGCCAGCACTGCGTCCACCTTCTCCAGCCGGGTGATGTCTTCAAGCATCGCGTCGGCGTCGATCATCGCCTGATCGAACTTGGCGCGGGCTTCTTTCGTTGGCGGGTTGACTGCGTCAAACGCCTCGCGGGCGTCCTTGACGAGTTTGAAACGCTGCTCGCGCAGCTGACGGGCCTTGGAGAGTTCCATGGTCGGTCTTTCCTTTCAATTTGTGATCGTCATTCGCAGCCACATCCGCGCCAGCGGACGCCCTTGCGTTCCGGACCTGTTGCGCGCCATCCAAGGCAGGGCCAACGCCCGCAACAGATCCGGCGAAATTGGTGGCGGGGAACCCACGGCCTCCGGATTATGAGTCCGGCGAGCTGCCGCTGCTCCACCCCGCGCTAAACTACAACCGCAACGCCGCCTCGGCTCGCACGCGACGCCGTTCGTCTGCGTGCTCTTCCGCCAGCGCCTCGGGGTCATCGCGCTGCCCGGAGTTCTGAGCCTGGCCGTTCTCCTCTGGCTTGTTCCCGCGGTGCGCTTCCACTTCCGCCGGCGCCCCGTCCGGCCACAGCGAACGCGCTTCGCACAGGGCGCCCTCGTAGGCCGGATAGGTGGCGATGCTGACGTCCAGCAGATCGGCGTCCACGATCTCGCGCGTCTCCTGGCGCGAGCCGTCTGCCAGCTTCTCCTCGCGCCAGTTCTGCTGTCGGACTACGAAGCCGAACGAGCAGCCGTCCACATCGCCGCGCTGCATGCTGGCGTGGAGATCCTTCGCCGCCTGAGTGTCGGGAAAATCCACGTCGAACCTGAGCCCGGTGGCATCTTCCTGGAGATCCAGCGTGCCGGCCTTCGTTCTGCCGAGCACGATGTTGGCGTCATGGTTCTGCAAGGCGCGCACGTCCTGCTTCTCCTCCAGCGCGCGTTTGAACGCGCCGGGCAGCACAACCTCCCGGAACCACGGGAGCTCTGTCGATTGATTGAAGACTGCGGCGTACCCCGTCGCCCCCATCTTGTCGGCCTTGGCGCGCAGCTGCGCGTTGCTGATGGTGCGAACTTCACGCTTGATCACTCTGGCCCCCTTTCGCTTTGGCTGTGGCGCATTCGCGGTACACCGCGATGCGGATGGCGCGCGTGGCCCGCGCTAGTTCCTCTGTGGCGATCCCATCCGCCGCTTCGGGCGTCCACGAGCCGGCCCGCCTGGCCATTCCGCCGATGTAATCGTCCACGAACTTGCCGCTTTCAATCGTGGGCGCGTCCGCGACTGCGAAATCGCGCTCCGCTTCGAACTGGCAGGCGTTTCGAATGGCCATCAGAACGGCGTGGAAACACAGGCTAAAGGCTTCCGAATTGCGCTTCTCGCGCGCCAGAAGCCGCCCCAAAGCATCGAGAAACAGCGGCGAATAGACGCGCTCCAGTTCTGCTTCCCTGTTTTTCGCCACAACATCGGTTGCGACAGCCGGCTGCATTTGTTCCGGCTTGTCCCCGCGCCCCGCTCCGTCCTGGGTATTGGGGTTGATCGGCGTCGTCGTGAGCGTCATGTTGACGGGGATCCAGAACGATTCCGCGGATGGATCGTCGATCGGGTTCATGTTCTCCAGCGCGCGGACATCGTTGGCGCACAGGTAGCCCCACTGCCGGCCGGAGGCATTGAACTTCTCGCGGCTGGCCGCGTCGCCGCGAATCATCCCGGTCACGTCGAAATCCACATAGAAGGGGTTGCGCGGCGTTCGCCCGATGAGGGTGTGCGCGAACAGCTTGCGCTTCCATTCGAGCTTGATGCCGGACAGCCAGGGCGCCAGCGTATAGTCCAGCAACTCCTGGTTCTCCTGCTCCGTCGAGGCTTTCGAGCTTCTGGAGTTGTCGCCCACCATGCGCGACGGTACATGGAATATCGCGGCGATCTCGTTGCGGACGTAAGCCCGCGTCTCCGTGCTCTGCGCCTCCTGCGGGTTGTTGGACATCGACTGCCACTCGAATCCAGGCGGCATGATCGCGACGCGGTGCGAGTTCTCCCCGCCCTGCGCTTCCATCCAGGACCGCTTCGCAGCCTCCCGGTCCTCCGGCTTCAGGTTCATCGGCAGCTTGAGGATGCCCCCGGGGCGGGCGTAATTGGCAAAGTACTTCGCGCCGAACTTTTCGGTCACCAGAGCCATGCCCAACGTCTGACGCGCCAGCCACACCGTGCTCTGGCCGATGCGCCCGTCGAAGCTCAGGCCGGGAACGTGGAGCATATCCTCCAGCGGAATCACGCGCTCGACGCCGTCCTGGCTCGCGATGACGTCGCCATGCTCCATGTCGTCCATGCCGTCCGTGGTCAGGTAGATCAGCGACTGCGCCGGGATGCTCACGGGGAATGGCCGCCAGGGCGCCGGTTCCAGGCGGAGCGGAACAGTGGTCCGCCGCGCGTGAGTGCGCGCCGGGTTGCGCGGCCAGATGGCGACCACGCTGTTGCCGGCATCGCGCTGGATCTCGGCGTAGCCGTTGCCCCACGCCAGACAGTGGCACAGGAACGCCTTCAGAAAGGTTTGCCGGCTCATCTCCTCGTTCGGCTCGGTGTGCAGCAGTTCGTACATGCCGTGGTCGTAAGCCAAGCGATGGATCGCGCGGCCAGTCTGGTTCAGGCTCCGCTCGTAGATATGGAACGGCAGCGAGGCGATCTTGCTGGCGATCAGATCCACGCAGCACAGGAAGGTCGAGACCTGAAACGCGGTGAGTTCGGAAACGCGGATGCCCGAGTCGGTGCGCCCGCCGTTGAACAGATCGAGCAGCCACTCGGCCGGGTAGGAGAGCGGGGTCTGCGGGTTTTCGAGCGAGCTGCGCCGCTCAGCGACAACCGGATACGCCCAGTCGCGCGGAATCACCGCCAGGCTGCCCATGTCCTGCCCTCCTTTCCTAGATGTCGTCAAACCTGCTCAGCGAGATGCCCGGCTCCAGCACAATGAAGTCCAGACGGTACTTTTCGCGAACCTCTTGCAGGCCTTTCTCAATCGCCTGCTTGGACTCCGCATTGAGCGGGAAGTCCACGCGCAACACGTAGAGCCTGGAGGTCGGTGGCCGGCGGTTGGTCCCGAATAGCGTCTGCAGCTCGGACCTCCGCCACACTGATAAAAAGCGCCGCAGAATGTCCATCACCAGACCTCGATCTTCAGCGGCTGCTCTTCCGCCGGCGCCAGCATAGCGCGCGCCATCGCATTCGTAAGCGCCGACATGCCATCGATCCTCGCCGTGCTCTTCTCGCGCTCCGGCTTCGAGAACATCAGGTTGTCGTTATGCTCGACCGTCGAAAGGCAGCCTGCGTTCCAGCGCAACACCGGATGCCCGCCGTGATGGAGTTTGCCGCGGGCGATGGCCGCGAGCACTTTTTTGCTCGGCTCCGAGAGGCTCATGTACCCCTGGCGCACCTCGAAGCACTGGTAACCGTTCTCGACCATGGCCACCGAAACCTGGCGCGAGTTCCACGGGTCCCAGCAGATCTCCCGCAGATCGAACATCTGCGCGCCCCACTCCAGCCGCTCCTGCACGGCCCGGTAGTCGATCACCTCGCCGGGCGTCGACTCGAGGTACCCGTCACGGATCCACTGCGCCAGCGGCACGCCGAGTTTCAGTTCCAGTTTCCGAACGCGCGCCTCCGGCACCCAGAAGAACGGCAGCACCTCGTAGGTGTCCTCCTTGGCCGGGAACAGAAACGCCACAGAGGTCAGGTCCGTCGTCATCGACAAGTCCACGCCGGCCCAGCAGCGCCGCTCGATAAAGCGGGCCATGAGCTCATGCGGCAACGCCCGGACCTTGTCTTCCGGCAGCCGCGGCAGCACGCCGCAGGCCGTCCAGTCCCCGGCGCCGGCGTCCCACTTCGCCACGTCAATAGCCCGGTTCTCCTTCTGGTCCCATACGTTCAGGAAGTAGCGTTTGAACGCGGTCAGATCGCCTTCCGACTCCGCGCTCTCATACTCCTTCCGGATCTTGTCCTCCGTGATGAAGCCGTCGACGACCTTCCCATCCTTCATCCGCACCAGCGACGGATTCGCCTTGCGCCATGTGGCCGGATCCGCTGGGTCGTCTTCCGCCGCGGCGCCGTAGATCTTCCCGTAGAACCGATGGTCCGTGACGATGCCTTCTTCTATCCGCCGCGTCTTCTCGTGCAGTTTCCAAGCGAGCGGAGACTCGTTCTGGACGCCCGCCGTCGTGATGGCGATCGTCAGTGTCTGCCGCCGCGTGATCCCGCCTTTGCTCAGCACGTCCCAGTTCTCAATCTGCTTGCGCGTCTTCCACCTGTGGACCTCGTCCGCAACCACGAACGCCGGGTTCACGCCGTCGCCGAAATCGCCGTCGGCCGCGACCGCCGCATAGAAACTGTCCGGATCCCGGCGCTTCAAGATCCGGTGCGTCCCACGCATAATCCGGAACCGCTTTTTAAGCGGCTTCGACTGCTCGACCATCTTGCAGGCCGCCCGGAACACCTGCAGCGCCTGGCGCGTCGCCGCGGCCGCGCCGTAGACCTGGCAGCCGGGCGTCTTTGTGATATACAGCGTGTAGAGCGCCAGTCCGGCCGCGAACTCTGTTTTGCCGGCTTTCTTCGGGACCTCGAGGTAGACCATGTCGATGATGCGATTGTCATGCTCGTCAAGGTTCCCGAAGATCTCGTTGAGCGCCTTTTCCTGCCAGCCGCAAAGCAGGAACGGCTCGCCCCACCAGTCGTCTGCTGTGTGACGGAGCACATCCTGGAAAAACTTGCAGGCGAAATCCGCATGCTTCTGTGAGAACCCCACGTCAGGTCGCAGCGACGCCGGCGCGCTCCTCCAGGATCCTCAGCGCGTCGTCCTTGTCGTGATCCTCTTTCTCCATCTGCCGCCCGTGCTTCACGTGCTCGAACGTCGCGCCGTGACCCTCGAGCGTCGCCTCTTTGCCGGACAGCGTCTGCCATCGCTGGACAATCACGTCCACATACTTCGGGTCGATCTCCACGCCGCAGCACACGCGCTCGGTGAGTTCCGCGGCGGCTAAAGTCGTACCGCTGCCGAGGAACGGCTCGTACACGAGCTCGCCCCGCTTGGTGTGGTTCAGGATCGGGCGCCGCATCAACTCGACAGGCTTCTGGGTGGGATGATCAAACTTCGCTTCGTCCGAGCCGCCCATGATGAACTTGGGGGAAGGCGAATCCCAGATCGTCGAGTTCTCGCCAGCCTTGCCGAACCAGGGGGCGTTCTTCTTGCGGACGTACCAGCAGGGCTCGTGTTGGTACCAGTAGTGGGTGCGAGTGAGCACCGTCCGGCCCTTGTTCCAGATGATCTGCTGGGGATAAAGGAAGCCGATCCGCAGCAGCCCGTCGAGCACTTCACGAGTGAAGACGCTGGCGTGCCACACGTAAGCGATCTGAAGACTGGGCACCAATTGAAAGGCTT